GTCGCTCTTGACGCCGCTGGCCGTCGTGTGGAGCAGACAAGGGGAACCGTCCGGAGCGGTTGCCGCGACGACGGTGCCCGAATCCGATGCCGACCAGTTGGTTGCGTCGGTCATGGCGTCGAGCACTGCCCCCTCGCTGATGATATGATGGGACAGATCGCGGCTCATCGCAGTCGATACTCCCCAGTGACCTTGGCGGTCCCGACGATGTCGATGTAGATGCCGTTCGAGAAGAACTTGCCACGTGTGACGCCGATGCGACCCGTGAATGCCGCCGTGAACGTGTGGCTGAAAAGTACCGTGCCCGATGCCGCCGAGTTGTCGTAGATGATCACGCCGCCCGAACTTGCCGCCTCGATGAAAATGTCGCCGAGTTCGCCTTGACCGGTGACGATGTTCTCGTCTGCGGACTTGTTCGTGAAGCTCAGGTCGTAGCGAGGAGGACGAGCGCCCAGCGAATAGCTGCCGTCTCCATTCTCGTGCGCCCGGATGTCGACCCGAGTCCCGTCAAAGCTCTGAAACCGTACCGTCTTGTCTGCCATTGCACTTGCTCCTTAAAGCGGGCTTCCCATACCCGTTGCTGATGCCGATGCCGGCCAAGCCGGCGACCCCGATGAAGTCACGGGCTCAATCACTGCGTACTGGCCCGGTGTGAGTGTCACGACGGTCGTTGTCCCCGTCACATCCTTGACCACGATGTTGTTGGATGACCCAACGTTCATGATCTTGAAGCTGTGGCCAAAGCTCAGACCAGTAGCCGAAGGCAGCTCGACGTCTCTGTTACCGCCGCTGGCCGTCAGCGCCTGGACCCGCGCGTCCTGCAGGGTGAGCTGCTTCGTCGCCGAGATCGTCTCGACGTTGACCGTCCAGGCCGTGGCCTGGATCACGCCCGCCTTCGTGAGCTGCATGACCTGGTCGTCTTCGTTGTTCAGGAAGAGCTCAGGCTTGCCCGAAGCGTCCTTCGCGTAGATGTTGACCGCCGAGACCGGCGCGTCTGGATCGTCGGCGCGCTCTGCAACCTCCACGCGGGTCGATGTCTTGACCTTGCCCGCCACAACCGCGTCGGCGGTCACCTCGACGTCTTCGAGAGTGGTCTGGCCTGCAACGTCGAATGCCGTCGTCGGCGTCTTTCCGATGCCGATACGCCCGTTGTACATGTCGACCACGAACAGGCTCTCGCCGAGCTCGAAGTTGCGGATGCTCGTCTGCCGCCATAGCGACATTCGACCCGTCGTCTCGACCGTGGTGATGTTCCCAGAGGCCGCCGTCACCCGTCCAAGACAGACCAGGTACCCGCCTGGGTCCGCGCTGCTGGCCGATTCGGTGATCGTGCCATCCTCGTCGAGCCAGATGTAGTTTGTGGCGTTGTTGGTGACGGTGAACTCGAACGCCTCGAAGGCATTCGCGCACCGTCCATGAGCGATACCCGCCGCGATACCGAGCGTGAGCCCGCCCTCGTCAGAAAGGTCGAGCCCCGAGAGGACCCCGCGCCCGATTGCGTTCTCGGCAGCGTTTTCGAGCGCCGCCATGATCGCGTTGAACATCGATCTCCCGAAGCTCGTCGCCGTTGTGATCCTTGTCAGTCCGTCCAATTCAGTCCTCCGTCTTGGCTGTAGAAGCGTTTCATCGCGTCGTCGGTCTTAATCGTCGCTACCAGCCGGTGCTGGCTCGACCGGTCAACTTCGAGCCCGGCCATGTAGCCCGTCTCGACCTCCACGATCGTGCCGCGGGTCGTGAAGCTCGTCTCGTTCGGCAGCTTGCGCAGACACTTCCAGATGGCTGGATCTGGTGCGGTGTCGTGGACGATCACGTATTCGATGCCCGTGTCGGGGTCGATCGCGAATCCGAAGTGCGTGTAGTTTCCGATTTCCAACTGCTCACTCCACATGCCGCCGGCGCAGCTTGAGTTGCTCTGGATGCGCCAGAGCTTGACCGCTGGAGCAGCCGCTTCGACCCATCCGCCAAATGACGTGCCCCACGAGCCTCCCCATGCCGGCACTTAGGGCCCCCACTCGTTGCCAGGGCTTCCATCACCGGTAACCGTCACATCGTTGACGCTTTGGATGTTCGCGTCCACCTGCCCTGCGACCGTAAAGGTGAGTGAGTCGGTCTTGGCCTTGATCGCGTCGACGACGGTATCCACCGTGTCGATCTTTGTCTCGTTGGCGTCGATGTTCGTGTTGATGCCCGTCAGCTGCGTGTCGAGGTTCGCGGATGCGAGCCCGACCGCTGAACGTGTACCTGCCGCATCGAGCGGAGCCGTGTAGCTTGCCGATGCCAGCCTGGAGCTGATAGCCGCGTCGAGGTTGTCGGCGATGCGCTTGCCGATCGATCCGACCGTAGTCAGCGCAGACGTCAACGCATCCCAGATCGCTTGGATGGCTGAAGCGGACAGCGCATAGCCGGTCTTGTCGTTGTTGGTCGTTACCGTGACGCCGGAGGTGACCGATCCAACCGACCCAGAAACAGAGGCCACGGCCTGCGACGTGCTGATCGTCGTGCCAGAAAGGTTGACCGATGTCGTTGGCCCTCCGATGTTCGCCCAGTCAATGCCGGCTTCTCCCGTGGCGGTCACGTCGAGCGTTCTGCCGTTGACTGTCGGGGCGAGACGGGTGGACACTGCCGCGTCGAGGTTGGCCATGCGACTGTCGTTCCAGTACGGGTACAGGGAGCTGGCGTTTCCATACGTCCAACACACGATCTCAAGGTCGTCCCATTCTTTTGGGCTTGTCTGGTCGGCGAACAGAATCCTGACTTCACCCGCGCTCGACTCGGTCGCGCTGATGGTGACGTTGACTTGCCTCGTGTTCGTTCCGTCGACAGCAGGCAGCGTGTTGAGGTTGGACTCGGCCCCGCCGTCTTTGCTGATCTTCACATCCCCAGCGGCAAGGGTCGGAGACGTTTGCAGGTTCCCGGTCCCCGCGCTTTCCAGAGACACCCTGAACGTCGTGATCGAGTTGTACGGAATGAACCTTGTGATTGTTCTCATGCCTTCACCGCAGGGCTGATTCCGAGTTGCATGCTCACTTGATCAGCAGAAATGGTCCACGCTGAAAGCGTGTAGGCCGACGAATACACCGTGTGCATCCCCCACGGGTTGTTTGCGTCTGAAGTGCCGGTGGCGGCGTAGTTGCCATAGGCAGTCCCCAGAAGGAACCAGTAGTGGCTCGAGGTTCCCCCGGAGGTCGTCTCCTGCTCGATCGATACGACGTAGTCGGCATCAGGCTCCAACAGCACAGGGCTAGTGAAATACCAGCTCTGAAATCGGCTGCCGCCTGTAGACGCGGACCCTTGCCGCGAGTTCGAGGTGGCGACCAAGGTCGTACCCCGATAGACGCGGGCCACAAGCGACCCTGCCGATGCAAATGTCCCGACAAGCCTTGTGGCAGCGTTCACGCGGTGGAGGAAGAACCTACCCGGAACCCTGAACCTGACACCTGCACGTCCGTAAACTGTAGACCCGTTGGAGTAGAGCGACGTCGTGGAGATAAATCCGTTCTGAGCTCGTGACCATATCCTGCCAGCCCTCGACGAATCTGAGAACGAGAGCTGGATGTTCGGGTCGTAGCCCCACTCGTCATCCCAGTTCGTGCCACTGTCGTAGGAGATTTTCGTTCCATAACCGGGCCGACCCGGAATGCTGAACGGCATAAGTAGGCCGAAGTAGTTCGACGCAGGAGTCCCAGCCGCATTCTTGATGAGCACCCCGTAGTAGTTGCCGTCTGTTAGCGACTGGGAGAGCCCTGTGATGTTCTGGCTCGTATAGGAAGCCGGTGTTGCCGTTCCCGTGGTGATCGAACTCCCAACAGCACCCGCGATGTCTGAGTTTCGCAGGTCCCACGACAGAATGTTCGTGACCGTCCCAGCGATCCCAGCCACGGGCAACCTCATCGAGTTCAGGGTTCGAGTTCCGATCTGCCGCCAATGGATGAAGGCCCAGTTCGCCGCGGCATTGAGGACAACCTCTGGCTGGCTATTGACGATCATGCTCGGGCCGAGCGTGAGCATGTCAAGGCTTGGTGTGTACGGCATTTAGCATAACCTCATCTTGTCGCTGGTTGAAGCTAGTAGAAGCATGGTCAACTCTCGATCTGCGGACCGCGGTAGACGATGACGTGATGGCCCTTCGGGCTGAACCCACCCTGGGCAAGACCTTCCGCTGAAGCAACGAACTGGACATCGCTCGTGCCGTTCACCTTGTGCCGCCAGACCTGGATTTCAGATCCGCCTGAGAGCACAGTGTAGAGCCGCCCCTGAGAGTCGGTCCACATGTGCGAGTCGGTAAGCTCGTCGCACGGCGGCTTCGCGTGCTCGACGTCAGCATCGGCCTCGTACCAACAGATGTCGGTGCCCGTCGGATGGCAGATCGGAGGAGGGCTTGGCGGATCGTCGGGCAGCGGCGTCGGGCAGTTTCCAGGAGGCGATACCAGGAACGCGTAGTATTTGTACGCGTCCATGTGGATGACCCCCTTGTTGTATTGGATCACCGTCTCGTCTTCGGTGATGGTGAACGGCCCGTAGTAGGTGTACGGGTCTTCGTAGTAGAACGGATTGGCTAGCGGGTCAGAGCACCTCGCGCGAGCCATCACGGTCCGGGTTCTGATCTTCGCATCCTTCGGATAGAACCGCGCGCTGATCGGAAGGAGCACATACTCCTCATCCATCCGGTAGACGTCGCGGACCGTAGGCGTTCCGATCTCTGGATGATCAGGGTCGCAGTAGCAGGTGTAACGCCCTAGCGGAACCTGATCGATGTCGACGAGCAGCTCAGTGTTGAGCGTGACTTCCCAAACGGTTGGCGGCGAGTCGGTGCCGATGACGCCGGGAGGCTCGTCGCAGTCGCAATCCGTGTCCGGAACGTTGAACGTCTGGTCGACCTTAACGTCCGGTTCGACCGTCGTCGATCCTTCGGTGTAGCGCCATCCGAACGTCGAAGCGTTGAGGATCTGATAGACCTCGCTTGGCCCAAACTGGGGCGTATGGGGCAGCACGGCCACCCGAACGTCTTCCGTGCCGAGATAGGCGAGCGCCTCGCCGGATAGGCAGTTGAACCGCGCGTCGTACTCGTTCCCAAGCAGGAACCACGGCGCGCCATGCTGATAGGCCAAATACTCAGAAGCAGATCCAGGCTTGACGTACCACAGGATGTCGTCGGAGTCGATTCGCCAAGCGTCGCAGTCCGTCTCGAGCACCGCGTTCGTGAACTTGATCCGCATGGACAGATCGTTCTGCCAAAGTTCGCCGTCGTCATCCTCCGCAATTCCGAGCGAGTTGCAGAAGAAGCGAGCCCGCCATCGGCCCTCGCTGTCATTCGCGTCGTAGACGCTGACGATCTGGGCACCAAACGGTGAGCCGTTTCCGAAGCCGATGCCCATGTTCGCGCCGCCCACCATCGCGCGGATGTGAGGCGCCCTCTGCTTGGACATTTCGACCACGACGCGGAACTCGTAGTCGCGCGCGGCTTGGTTCGGATAGATCATGGGCGCATGACATCCGGGCCACCGACGATCGAGTAGCCGGGAACGAACCAGAAGAGCCCCACCATGTCGCTCGTGATGTACGAACCGTCGACGTCGCTTGAGAGGACGCGTAGCTGAACATCCTCTGCCGGCGTGAGCTGGCCGACGTCGATTTGAGAGCGCCTCGAGGCGACGGCGATGTGACCCGAGTAGAGCTTGCGAGCCTCAGCGATGAACTCTCGCTGAAACCGGCGCATCCTGCGGACGTTCGGATCCGCACCACGTCCACGCGCGCTCACGGAAGCACCTCGCTAAACATCGGGATGGTCACTTCGTCGATCACGTAGTCGGCCACGCCTTCGTAGAACATCGTGTACTCGGCTTCCCACTGGTAGCGCCTATCGGGATGCGTTCCGAAGCCAGTTGTCGGCGACTCGTCCTTGTCGTGGGCGAGCTCGACCTGAGCCGTAGCAATCCTCCACGCGCCGAAGCTGACGATCGCGCCGTCAGGATCTCGGCCGATCACCGCCACGAACATCGGCGGCCTTACGAAGGGCTGCCACTCGCCGCGAATGTTGAGGATTCTCTCGGTCGTGCAGAACTCGGCGAACCGGTGCCTCGCAACCCGCGCCAGGTCGTTCGTGTTCGTGCCCTGGTGCGCCTCTCTCGGCGTGTGGTGCATCGTCCGGACGCCCGCCTGAAAGTCGACATGGTCTTCGTCCTGGATCGCGTCGTAATCCGGGTCGATGTGGACGGCGAGTCCCTTGGCATGCTGATCGGCGGACGTGCCCGAGTAGACGCTAAGCGCGTTGTACTGCGCCCGCCGATTCGTGAATTCAAGGTCGCTGAGACCGAGAATGTAACGGCGATCGGCCAGTTCGTCCCACCGCTCGGTGTCGGTCAGAACGCTCCCCTCGATCTCCTCGATGATGGATGCGTCGAGCACGAGGAACACCGTAGGCAGCTCTTCTTCGGTAGGGTCTGACGGATCCACGGCGTAGACGTCGCCGAGCCCTACTTCCCACTCGTCCGAGTCGCCGTTGTAGGTCGCCCTTACGGGCTTGCGCTGCTGAACGCCGAACGTGTCGACAGAATCGCGGATTTCGTCTGCAGGCGTCGAGTCTTCGGTGACGGCCGGCATTTCGTCGATGAGGTTCCAGTAAGGCAGGTCGATGTCGCTCAGGCCCGAGCCGACCTCCGTTGCCACCATGCCGCCGAACTCGATCGCGTCGGCGATGCGCTGAAACGCGTTCGGTGATCGATATAGGCTCAGATGGTGGACGCCGACGTAACGCGGCAGCCTCGTCTGCTCGAGACGGTCCCACATGTCGTATCCCTCGATCGACGTCAGCATCATCACCTGATGCTCGTCGCCATCGCTGATCGTCTTGCCCTTCGAGCCGACAACCGTGTTCGCGATGTCCTCGATGTAGCCATCCCACACCGCAGCGCCGTCGATCTCGAGTCGGAGCGTCGCGTCGAGTTTGAGCAACTTGTCCCAGCTTGCGAACCGCTGCATGTGGACCGTGAGCGGATTCCCTCCAGGATCTTCGCTGAGCGTGAAGTTGATGCGCGTCCAGTTGCCGGATAGATCGATCGGCGTCGTGGTCGGCGTGTAGGTCACCGTGGGCCAACGGAACTCGTAGCCGAGGATGTACGGGCTTCGCTTGTTTCCGTCGAACGAGTTGATGACTACCTTCGGCGTCGGATACTTGTCGCTGGCCGCGGTCCATGCCTGGTCGCGTCGATTGCGAAGCGACTTCACAATATAGGTGCTCGAGTTATCCTTGAGGTTGAAGCCGTAGTACCACAGGTTGTCGGCGGCGGTCGCCGCCACTTCGGGGATCGGCCTCGGGAGAGCCTCGCTCATCAGGGCGATGCTCGCCGTCTCCGGATAGCGGACACGGTGCATCGACAGGGCATAGTTGATTCCCTTCTTGAGCACTCCGGCCACGTCTTGCCCCAGCTGCGCGAAGAAGAACGCGTTGCCCGGCGAGAGCATATCTGGGTCAATCTCTGTCCGATCCGGGTTTAAGCCTTCGACTTCATGGATGAATGCCGGCCCTGCGGTCCCCGCGTATCGCCTCGTGCGATCGGTCGGAGCTGAAGCCGTGCTGATGTAGAACGCCAGATACTTCGGAGGCAATGGCAGAATCGCGACGTGGAGCGGTTCGTTCGACGAGACTGCGCCCTGAGCCACGTGGTGCTCGTCGACCATCTGCCAGTCGGGCACCAGCTGCGTTCCCCAGTTCCGGTAGAGCGTCCACTTACCGCTGACGTGCTGGCGCAGAAACCATCGGCCACCGAAGAAGAGCCCCCACCGGTAAGCCTCGTCGCGCTCGCCCGCGTAGCCGAAGTTCCAGAGCAAGAGCCCGATGCCCTCGTTCTTCGAGAATGGGTTCTTGGTCCGCAGAACCGGAGCCACTTCGCCCGTGGTGAGCGCAGACAGGGCGGTCAGGTCCGGAGAGAGCGAGCCGAGCGCCGTGAGGACGCCCGTGGTGTCCGCCAGGTCCCTGAGCGTCTGCTGAAACTTGAACTGGTGGAGTTGGCCGTCGTCCTCGAGCCCGGCGTACTCTTCCCACTCGGCGGAGTTGCCGAACACGTAGTCAGTGCTCGCAAGGAAGGCGCCCTCCTCGACCGACGAATCATAGAGCCAGTTGTCCCGCAGGAAGTTCGGCTTGAGCCCGAGGAGTCCTTGCGTCGGCTCGAACCATGCTTCATCCGGGAGCGTCCCCGGTGTGAAGTAGCCCGGATACTCCGGGTTCCCCTCGTCAGCGATGGTGACGTATTCGGCAGGCACGAACGCCTTGGCGCTCTTGATGACGCCCCACCCCTCGCGCAGGACCTCTTGGCGGGCATGATTCAGGATGAGGCTGATGTGTGCTGCCATGACAATTGAGAAGGCCCCGCCGAGTTGGCGAGGCCCTGATGCGTTGATGAGGTTGTGAGGCTTACTCTGGTATCCCGTGGACGTTGTCTAGGTTGAAGCCCTGTACGCCGCGAGCCTCCAAGATCGGAGCCACGAAACGCCAAGTCTCGCCCGGCCTGAGCAGCCCCAGTTTTGTCGCCGATGCGTCGTCGATGATGTTCCCGTTCCCGTCGAAGAGGTTGAAGCGAACACTGACTAGGTTGTAAGGCTTTGAACCGTTGTTCGTAACCTCTCCTTCAATCCAAGAGGTCATGCGGTCGTAGCGCCTCCGCTCGTTGGCGACCACCAAGTCACGCGCGATCTGATCGGCCTGTTCTCGCGAATTGCGAGTCATTTCCTCGTCGATCTCTCGGGATACTCTTTCTTTGAACTGCGTGTCAGTTTCAAGTAGCCCGGCCTCTTGCAGTGACTTCACCGCGATCGGATACTTGGCTCTTGCCGTGATGAACGGTTGGCCAGTTATGGCCTCCATCGAAATGAACGTCTCGGCGAACGTGAAGTGCGGCTTCGGAACGAGCGTAGTGCCATCCTTCGACTGCACTACGTGATACTTCCCTAGCCCCACGATAAGGCTGAGCACGACGGATGCAGCGAACGCGCCGAGGGCTTTCCAGTTCGTGCCCCGCTTTGCGGCACTGATGGACGAAGTTGGAGCCGACGTCAGAGGCAGAATGTCCTGCGTCGCGAACTCGTATGGCGTCATTGCTGCCTGGAAAGCATCAGAGAGCGCCTTCTGGTCGATGTCTGTGACTCGAATACCCGGCTTGTACTTCTGCAGGTTCTTATCGACAGCGTCAAGCCATTGCTTGTACATGGCCCCATTGTAACAAACTTCTCGCCCTAACGCAAACTTCGGCCCATCATATGGGCGAAGGTCGCATTCTGCTCAGCTCGCGTGATGCCGTAGGTGATCTTGCGGCCCATCGCGTCCTTGTCCGGTCTGCCGTAGTATTCATTCCTTGCTCGGCTTGCGAACTCTTCGGCGCTCTCGCGCTTCCGGTTCTTCCACTTCTCGGCCACGTCCTTATCGGCTGCGATGTCGATGGGTTCATTCGCGCCGAACTTATCGGCGAGCCACTCGTTGTAACCCATCTTGTCAAGAAGCATCGTCGTGAGGCCATAAGCAGCCACTCCAACGGCACCAGCGGCCAAGACCGCGCCGACTGTTGATGCAATCGCCGCGATAGCCACCCCGCCGCCAGCACTGGCCGCGCCAGCCGCCGCGGTACCCGCCGCGCTGGCCGCGCCAGGAGCGAACCCGGCCAAGAGGGTGTGAAGGGCCTTAATCGCCGTCATGGCTCCCTGCAGGGACTTGAACACGCCGACGACACCTTTGCCGATGGTCCAGATATCCTTCAACACGCCCGCGACGAGGCTGAACGCCTTCATGGCTACGATGGCCTTTCCGATCGTGAGAAGTAGGTCCTTGTTCTCTGCCACCCACTTCGCGGTGCTGATGCCTGCGCTGATCAGCTGCTTGACGAACTGTGCAACGGATTTCGGGTCGAGAGACTTCGTGATCTCGCGAAGGTAGAGAGCAACATCCCTTACCGCCGGCGCGAGTTGCTCGCCGAGAGGCTCCAGGAACGTCACCCGAAAGTCAGACAGTGCCGCTTGCCATGAGCTCGTGGCCTCGCTTCGCTTCTCGGCCATCGCCTTTTGGGCTTCCGGACGATCTGCAAACTGGCGAAGGGCTACAACGATCTCATCGAACGTGATCGGGTCCTTCTGCGACCCGATTCGGTCACCGAGCCCAGCGTCCTTCAAGATTCGGATGAGCTGGACGCCGTTCTCTTGGATCGCACGCAGTTCGTCGCCCTGCAACTTTCCTTGAGAAGCAATCTGGGTGAACTGAGTGAATGCGCGCCCAGCTCCTGCGGGATCTGCGCCCGATGTAGTCGCAAGCGCGGTGAACGCTTCGAGAATTGGAAGGATGTCGTTGGCCTTCATGCCCGTACCGGCAAGCCCTGCGACTCCCTGCCTCGTCGTGTCCACGTCCAGGCCATTGCTTACGGCGAACTTGTCAGCCTGCCGCGCAAGCCGAGCGCCATCCGCTTCACCAAGATTGAACTTCAAAACACGCTCGAAGCCCTTCTTGCTGTCGAACATCTGCACGACCTTGAGCACACCTGCGAAGCCAGCGGCCACCGACGCGGCAGCCACTGCAGAGCCACGAAGCGCACTCGTCACACCGCCCCAGGTGCTCTGAATTCGGCCCGCTGCGGACGAGTAAGCCCGCTGGACATCCTGGACGGACGTCTTCAACTGAGCCATCGCCTTCTGAGCGTCGCTCGAGCCCTTCCTGGCGGCAGGCCCCATGTCCTTGAGCTTCTGCTCCAAGTCGCGGAGCACCTTCATGGACTCGTGCACGCCATCGATGGCGACACGCAGGGCAACAGCATCAACGCTCATAGTTTCGCTCCGAGTGCAATCAAGATCGCCTTCACAGAATCGACACGCGCCGCCTCCTCATCCTCTTCGCGGAGGGCTTGCAGGTCAGCGGTTAGTAGAAGTTCATCAGCCGTCCAGCCCTCTCTGAGGAGCACGGTGGACGGTTTGCCGGTAGCCCCGACGAGACAGCGCTCTAACCAGAGGCGTCCGCCGAGGCGGTTGAGTTTCCCGCGGTGAGGCTCGCAGGGTCGAGCAGCCCGCTCACGCGCATGGCTGCGGCAAGCAGAGCGAGATAGAAGAGGCTATCCGTGCGGCACATGGCAGCGCAGAAGATCTCGTCGAGAGGCTTGCCCTTCGTATCGTATGCCAGCATCGACATGAGCTTGCACTCCTTGTACTCGGAGCCCGTCACGCCGCCATCGATGCCGTAGAGCGACTTCAGCTTCTTCGAGAGCGCCTTAGCCCCCGCTTCTGCTTCTTCCTCTCCGATCAGCCACGCTTCGCGAACGAAACGGGCGTCTGAGCGACCCCGCACCAAGACGGAGGTGCCATCGACAGTCACCGTCTCTTCGCGCAGACCGCTCTCGACGCGGTTCTTGAGTCTTTCCCTGATATCCATTAGGCAAAGTTGAGAGTCGGCGCTACGCCGTAGGGCTTGATCGTGAACCGAACCGTGTTCTTGTCCGGCCTGAACGTCAGTTCGATCGTTGCGACAATGCCCGTCACGTCCACGTCTAGCGCGGTTGTCGTCACGTCATTCAGCAGCTTCGCGCGTACGATCTCGTTGGCGAGAAGCAGCGAGATCAGCGAGTTCGCATCGTCCGCAGTGATCGTTGGAGCCGCGCCGTAGGGCTTGATGTTCCAGCCGAGATCCTCGTTGCCGCCATAGTTGGTCGACCACTCCTCCACGATGCCATGTCCGTCGATCTCGATCTCTTGACCGGATGGCGCGTGGACGAGGTTGAACCCTACCAGCGCATTGTTGACCAGCAGGTTCTCGGCGTTCGTGGAGCCGGTCGTGCTCTTCTTCTTCTTGAGCGCGAGATTCCACGGCTTCTTGTCGAGCCGGTACTTGGGCCACTGGCTCTGCCTCGGGTTCTTGTTCGTCAGCGTGTTCGTCTGGGTGAAGACCACTTCGTCGAACTTCAGCGTCGTCAGCGCAGTGCCTGCCGTGTAGGCAAGATCGTCCGCGCCGCCAGGGTAGAGCGTAACCGCAAGATCTCGAAGGAACGAACCGCAGTCGAGCGAAGTCTCGAAGGTGACTTCGAAGTCGTTGCCCGTCTTGCGGTGATGCTCTTGCTCCGACTGGCCCTCGCTCGTGTCCATGAGCTCGCTTCGAACCATGAAGGTCGCAAGGTCGATGAGGAAATCGTCGACGGTCGGCGTGGTCGCCGAGTAAGCGCCATCATCGGCGCCGCCCGGGATCAGGTCAAACCGATGATCGGTGAGGAGTACTGGGGTGTTAGATGCCATGATGATGCTCCGTAGCTCAGCAATCCGGCCGAATGATCAGCCGGTAAAAACCACCTGAGTGGCGAACCTCTTGAGGCGTGTCGTAGTAGGCCATCTGATGAGGCCTCAGCCTGATGCAGTCGATGCGCCAGATGACCGGATCCTGGACCGTGCCATAGTTCACCGTCTCGCGCTTGTCATGAATAGCTTCGTCGATCGCCGCTGCGATCTGGTGCGGGATGTCGAACGACTCGCCGTCACGGATGCCCTCGACGAGGTACTCCATGTACGTCGCCCCGCGCTCTGACTGGCCGATGTTGATGTCCGAGGCCGAGGGTACGAACTGGAAGAGCACGAAAGGCGAAACTCGGCCCTTGGGTGCCATCCCGCTGTAGATTCGGCTGTCCACAAGATCGGTCAGCGGCTCGTAGGCGTTCAGCGTCTCCTGGAGCCATCGCTCGGCAACGTAGGTCTCGATCATGTCGTTCCTCGCAATGCGCTCCGCACTTCGTTCACAAACCAGTCGCGGTTGCGCGCTCCGCTCTGCGTGACGTAGAACCGCCCTGGACGCCCACCGGCTCCGAGTTCCTGATAGATGCCGTACTCGACACCAACCACGACGTAAGCCTCGAACGGCGATTGAGGCAGATCGGTGAACCGCGCCTCTTTCGCCTCTGGATTGAGCGCCCGCATCTGAGCCACTGCGCCCGGCTTGGCGTTCCGCTTGTGGGTGACGGTAAAGATGCTCGCACGTAGCGCGCCTGTGTCCACCGGAGCCATGGCCTGAGCGTCCGCCTGGATCTTGAATGCGGCTTTCGTTACCGCGGCTTCAAGCCGTTCCTGGATGCTCTGCTCGAGGTCCCGCAGCGCCTTGACGTTGACCTCGGCCGTAATCTTGATCATGCTTTGAGAAGGAGCTCACGGCCCCTGAAAATCTAGTCGTTTCACCCGTGGCCAGCCGCGTGGTATTCGCGTCGCCGGCGTCCTCGCCTGCGCTGCTCTTGCTGGTCGGTCAGGTGCCACTTCCGGCACCATGGACACTTGAAGGGAAACCGGCCCGGCCTGCTGAAAACCTCAGCGGTCATTCGGTCGTCGTATTGGATCTTGCCGGTCTCGGGGCACTTCGTCACGTCGCGTTTCCGAGATAGGCGATACCGGTGAGCGCCCAGCTTCGATCCTTGCTGACGAATACCACCTGGTAGGTGATGTCGCCAAAGATGATCTCGTCCCCGCTCTCGACGTCGGCGTCAAACGGGAAGTCGAGCCGCCTCTCGATCACCAGCTGGTGAGCATTCGCCCGCTCTCGGTCTCGGCCAGTGGGCTCTGCGATTCTGCCGGGCATTGAGGCGGTCGTCCCTTCCGAGACCGTGGTGCCGCCGATTCCGTCAGCCTGGCGCGCTGGCCGGTGAACGGTGACGACGTCAGGGAACGCGCTCTCGCACGTCTCCTGCATGGCAGCGATCTCGGAAGGTGTCAGCATGGCTTACTCGGGGAACTCAGCTGCGAGGATTGCTTCGATCACGTCGGCTTTCCTCGTGCCGATAGCCGCGAAGGTCTTCCCTTGGGTGGCAGCGATCTTGATCAGTTCGCCAACCTTCATCGGTTGCAGTTCGGCATTGCGGACGTCCTTCGGAGTGTCCGGAGTGCCGCCATCCTGCTTCTCGGCCAGCTTCTGCATGGTCTCACCTGCGCTGCCGTTGTCGATGGTCTCAGTGACCGCCTTGCCTAGCGCCCGCGTCGAGCGGATCCCATCGAGCCAGTTGGCCTTGTTCCAGCCGGGAAGGCCTTCAACGCCCTCCGCCTTTGCGATCTCCTTGAGCTGGGCCACGGTGAGACCATCGAGGCCGTCGCCTTCGGGTTCGGTATGTTCGACCGGCGCAAGTGGATCAGGAACTCGGCTCCACCGCGATGAACGATCCAGGATCGCGATTCGCGTCGTCTCAGAGTCGGGCACGTGGAGCAGTGGCCGTTTCGATTCGAAGTTGTGTTTGTAGGTGACCGCAAAGCATGCCGCGATCACCAAGAAGAGAGTGAGAATCAATCGTCTACCTCCGGTAGGTTTGCGATCCAGCCGAGGTTGCTGCCACGATCCGTCTTGGACTCCCCAGCCATCTTGATGCTGGTTGGAGCCCGTTTCGAACGGTAGTAGCGAACCTGAGCCATCGCCTGCTTGTGCTTCTGGCTTCGGTCGAATCGTTGGTCGTTGGTCGAGAAGTCGAAATCGCCGACGTAGCCCGCCGCGATCTCCTCCCAGATGTCCGCCGCCGCCGCATTCAGGTCATAGGTGGGCACCCAGTTGTCGTTCTCGGAGCGACTTGGCGGCGTCGATGACTCATCCCATGTGTACGGCTCAGTGCCAAACGCATCGGGAAGCGGATACCGCTCGATCACCTCGCCGATCTGCTCATCGGTGCGAGATCCCGCGCCGCCGCAGTAGGCTCGAACGCGATCGATTTGAGTCTCAGACGCCGCCATAGTCCTCTCCTTACGGGGTCACGTCGACCAGATCGAGGAGCACGAAGCCCACGAGACCAGTCACGTCTCCCGACGCCTCTGCGAGGGTCAGGAAGTTATCGGCATCCCAGAACAAGCCGATCTTGCCGTTGGTGCCGTTGTCAGTGTCGTTCTGGTTGTCGAATACGCCAGCCGTAGCGACCGACTTGCCGTCGATCAGCTCGTCGTTGCTGGTGCCGATCGCCGAAGCGACGCCCATATCGACCGTAGCCGCGCCAGTGGACGGCGTGGTGACAACCAGGAGCGCCCGCTTGATGTAGCAGTCGACGCCGAGAGGGTTGGGGCACGAAGCGATAACGCCCGAGCCGTCGCCCTCAGTGAAGTCAAAGCGAAACATGCCGTGCTGCTTCTCGAGAGCAGCCGGCTGAGTTGCATTCGTAGGCATTGCGACCTCCTATGGGTGCAAGGGTCAGCGGGCCGCCCAAAGCGAGCGGCCCAGGACTAGGCTAGACAGCGGTCCAAGTGCCGGTGTAGCCGTAAACGCTCCAGGTGCCCGCCTTGGTGCAGATGATGTGAACCGTCTCACCATCGGCGTCGGCAACGATGTAAGCGCCCGCGGCACTCGCGACGCCCGTAGAAGGCAGCGCGATCACTTCGGTCCCGTTGGGATCGATCCGCAACTGTTGCGCCGCGCCGACCCGGAAGATGTACTCCTGGCCGACCGTAGCAGCGGGGAGCGCGAATGTCACGGTTCCGGATGCGCCCACCGTGGTGAACACCTTGCCGGAGTCGGTAGCCGCCACGACGGTGTAATCCGCCGTCTTGGCCTCGACAACCTTCGTCGCTCCCGCGAAGCCGCGGGCCGAATCGAGCACGACCGCCTTGGAGGCAGTGGCCGCGCCTGCGGTGAGTCCATCCGTGCGCCCGAGCTCGGTCTCCGAGAGCGTGGTGCTCCCGATAACGAGACTCGAGTTCGCAGGAATGGTGACATTGCCCCGACTGACGATCCCCCGGTTCTGGTAGCCAAAACCGAAGAGCGCCGTCAGGGCAACAATCCCGAGAAAGAGCTTGAAGTTCTTCATCACTCCTCCTTAGGGCACCAGCACCGCGAACGGGAAGCGGGTCGCTTCGTCCGTGTTGATCCGCTTGACCGGGTTCGGCACGTTCCAACCCATTCGGAGCACGGCGCGGAGTGCGACCATGTCCTGCTGGAACAGGTTGTAGATGATGTTGCCGGCCACGTCCGTGATGACCGCCTGATTGGAGATCGTGTACGTGATGTCTTGGCGCATCGCGTAAACGAGCTTTCGCCAGTCGCCGACGAAGTCGAGCGCATCCGTGGGAAGGACGCTTCCGTTGTCAAGGAACTCGATCGGAGCGCCGTCGAGCTCGTAGCGGCTCGCCGTCTGCATGTTCTGCCCGTTGTTCATCGAGCGCATGAAGATCGGTTGACCCGTACCGTCGCGGAGTGCCCGCAGCTTGGCCCGCATCGACATGGCCGCAATGTGGCCCGTCGCCATGAAGCCATCGTCCTCGATCTTGGCCAGAACGCCAGAGGTTCCCATGACCGCGTCGTAGAGATCGCCGCCGGCACCCTCGATGCTCGAGAGGTCCACACTGTGCGAAGCCGCCGTGCAAGCAGTGAGCAGGTCGTCAGGCCACTCGCTGGGCGCGTCGCCATCGCCGTTCGTGAGGATCGAAGTGTCGATCTTCGCGGCAAAGGCTTCAGCGATCAGCGGCTGAACTTCGCCCCAAACGTCGTAGTCAGCGTCGTCAAGCACCGCTTCAGCAATCGGGACGATAACCGCGATTTCCTCAGCGACGATGAACTTGTTCTGCCATTCGACGTTGCTGGTCTGCTTGAGCCCGGTGTCGCCGTTCACGAAGTACGTGTAGGGCAACGTGCTCAGAATCGGCATCTTGCGTTGCTTGCTGCTCATGTTGGGCAGCTTGGTTGCCATCGCAAGCACCTTCGACTGAGTCGGGATATCCTTGATGATCTCGCGACTCACTTCTTCCGGAATCAACGCGTCGGCGTCGGTTCGGGAGATAACGTTGTTGTAAGGCATGGTTGTTTAAGGGCCTCCTAGCCCGGCGGCCTAGACCTTGAAGCCGGCCGCTTTGCGAATTGCGTCGTTGATCTGCTGGTTCGGATTGTTCGAACCGCCGCCCGCTCCGCCATTGGAGCCAGCGCCGCCGTTCGTCCGAGTCTCTGCATTCGGCGCGGGTGCTGCAAACAGCTCGGGGAAAGCCGCCTTGACGGCCTCGATGTCGGGAGTGTTGTCGCGCTTGAAGTACGTGTCGCGATCGAGCTGAGCAGCCGCCCAGGCGAGCTTGATGTTGCGGCATCCCGCCGCGCTTGCCGCTTCGTAGAACGCAGTCTGCATGCCGCCATCGCGGATGCTGTTCTGCATCGACTCGAGCTGCTTCTCAAGCTCCGAACCCTTCTCAGCCTTTGCTCTCAGTTCGCCGATCTGCTTCTCGAGCGCCTTTCGCTGGTCACGCTCTGCATTGAGCGCGTTCTTGAGTCCAGACGAAGAGTTCTCGATGTGAGCAGTCAGCGCTGTTCGCGTCGTCTCGTCAAGCTTTGCAGCGAAGTCGTCGAACTTCCAGTCGCTTCCCGCGCCCTGGCCGCCACCGGCTCCACCGTCACTGCTACCCGTTCCCGTGCCTCCTCCGGCCCCGCCGGCTCCCCCGGCTCCACCATCGGACATGAACATGCGTCGAATGTCTTTCATAGGTCTCCTTGCATCTCGCTTGGATGGGCGTCACGCCCGTTGTTTGTCCGGCCCGTCTCGGACCGAAAATCGGTGTAGAGGCGCAATCGTCGAACTCGTCACCCTCGTAGGGCCAGTCGAGATAAGCGCCGGTCTCCTTCAAGCGGCTCTGCGCAATCGGTCGAGGTCGAGCAGAGTCGCTTCTCGGATCCCTGGACCCCACTCTGGATGATCCGTGCGGATGACCAGGTCGTCGAGTTGCAGTCGCCCCGATCGGTAAAGGTCAAACTTCGAAGGCCCGAGAATCTGCATCTGCTCCGCCTCTGGAAGCCTCGAGAACAAGAGCGCGCCTCGGTCGAGCCCGTGAGGTAGGCCGATCACGATCGGCGCGGGTGTGCACCTGCAATTCACGTGTGATGCGAACGGCTCGCTGAGCGGATGCTCGGTGCCGTGCATGGCCCAACAGACGGGGCACGTCCGCACTGACCTCGTAGCCATCCACACCCAGCCCTCGATGACGTTGCTGTTCGCGCGGTAATTCTCGATGCTCGCTGACCGATATGACCGAAGCTGTTCCGTCCTCGCGATCGTCGTCGCCCGGTTGGGGCCGACGTTCTCGACCGAGCGAGCGATGTTCCGCCCGACCTCGCGCGGGCCTTTGCCGATCGCCACGCCCTGGATCAGCTCACGCTCGATCGCGCTTGCGGACTCCGGCCCCATCTTTGAGAAGAGCCGGGAGAGCGGAGAGCCATCTGAGAACGTGCCGACGAGCTGCTCGAGAGCCTCGCTGTTCGCTCTCCGGAACGTCGTCTGGATCGTCGGAGCCGTCACGCCTGGCCGCGGGAGTGCAACGTATCGCCTCGACGACTGAATCGCCATCTCTACGGCTTCGATCTTCTCGGCGCCCACAAGCGCGCCCGCATAGTCCGCGAACCCTTGCACATGCTGAGCGGACTGGATCAGTAGATCCTCAAGCCGCCCTTTTCGCCAGAGCCACGACTCGGTAACCGTTTCGCCTGCCGCGATCGCCGCTTCGATGCGCATGAGCAAGGCGTCGAGCTCGAACTCGATGCGACCGTAAGCGATTGCCCACGCCCTGAGGAGTTCGGTGATCGCCGCGCGTTCTCGCTCGCGCAACCGGCGGCTGAACTCCGCTGCGATCTGCTGAATGCTCATTGCGCGCTAGCGTTGCCGCGATCGAAGAAGCTGCCAGCCATGCCGAGCGCAGTAGCCCGCTCTTCAGCCCTGGCTGTTCGCTCTTCGGCTTGGACCTTCTGCATGTCCTTGATCTCCTTCTCAGTCCAGCCTTCCTTGGCGAGCACTGTCGCAAGCGGCAAGCCGGTGCGCGTCTCGATCTCTCGGATCTCGGCGCGGGTCCGCGGCTGAACAGTCTCCGGATTGTCGAAGATGGGCGTGATCGCTGATGCGGGGACCGGCTTCCCTGCGAGGGTCAGCATGTAGGCCGCAATTTCGGCCCAGACTGGCGTGAATCGCTCGATGTAGGCCGACACCTTCTTGACGAGAGGTGCCTCCATGGCGATAAGCGCCTCGCCTGACGGATCGCCGCCTTGCTCGAAGAAGAAGTGCTTCGGCGTCCGCGTGATCGTCGCAAGGTCGCCGACGAGCTTGTCCATGGCCTTGGTGACGCGCTCGATGTCCGCCGACTCGAACTCGCCCACCTGCGTCGGCTCGCTGTCGTCGCCACCTGCCGGCAGGACGTACATGCCAGTGACGCTGCGGAGCATGCTGTCCAGGTTCTCGGCGTTTGAGACGATGTACCGCTGGCGCATCGTGGCGAACTCGCTGCCGATCATCATGTCGGCGAAGAGCTTGTTGACCGCGTTCTGGATGTCGATCGCGTCGTTGATCTCCGACTTGATGCCACGGCGCTCACGCTGAAGCTGAAAGACAGGAATGACGCCGCTTGCATTCGGGCGCGTCTCGTCCAGCCTGAACGTGGATTCGTCAGCCTTCTGCAGTTCTTTGGCGGCCTTGTTGCTGATCCAGTATTCGGTTCGATCCTTGTAGTAGAGGTTCAGGTGCCGCTTCTTGGTGGTTTCGTTCACCCACCACTTGGCCGCGAACTTCTTGACCTTCGGCCGGTCTTCGTCACGCGCGATCCAGCAGAGGCGCGGATCGTTGTAGTACGCCTCGACCTTGCCGTCCTCGTCGGTCCCGACGATCACGAAGCCCTCGCCGCAGACCAGCGCCGCGAGATGGGCGTCGTCCGAATCGAGGTTCATCTGGGTCAGAGCCCAAAGCTCTTCGAGGAACGCTGTAAGCTCGTCGCTACCGTCAACGTTGAACCTGCTGAGGTTAATCCGCTCGTGCGAACTGTTGACCACGACCGAGCACCAGTTCTCCTGCCATCGGGCGTCGATGTTCTTCCCGAAGATCTCGCGGAGCTTGCGCGTAGAGTAGACAAGCGGCGCATTCCCGTCGTAGTAGGCCCACCGCTCCTCGTGGTGGGCTTGCTTCTCGGTCAATGCCGCAAACGCGCGCTGCAGATCTGTGATTTCTGGCATGGTCTAGTACCTCGGAAGCACACGCGCCTCGCGTTTAGGCTTGGTCGGAATCAACTCGTTGTGAGCGTCTGCAGAGCCGTCGACCTGGTCGTCATGCTCGTGCTGCTCGTCTTCACGGAACTTGCGGAGCTCCTCTTTGTAGTGCCAGTTCCACTCGCCTTTGATCAGGATCAGGTTGCCGTTGTTGCACTGATCGGCAAGACCACGAGCTCGGACACTCTTGCGACCGGTAGGGGCCACGATCTTTACCGTGATGCCCTTGACTTCTCTAAGCATCGCCGCAATCTGCGCGCTTTGATCCGTGCCTGCTTGACCCGGGTCGTTCGGGATCACGTAGGTGACAGCCCCGAACTTCTGCACGTCCGCTCTGGCCGTGGCCAGCATCAACTTCCGAACGTTGTCGCTCGAGAGCTGACCACGCACCACGTCGACCACGTACTCGAGGCTACGGGTGCTCAGCGCATGGAGTGGACCAGCTGTGTAGTCCCCGCCGCCCTGAGTGGCTGCAAGGTCCCACGCGCGGCAGAACTTGAAGCCCGCAAGGTTGGCCGGCAACGAATCCGCGTAACGCAGCGCGTCCGCGTCGAAGAAGTAGCCGTCTGCGCCTCTGACTTCGTGCTGCGCTTCCCGCAGGAACGCCATGAGGCCCCAGTCGTTGATCTGGGCTTCGCAAACTTCGATGCCTTGCCCTTCCCATGTCGGAACTCCGCCCGTGATCCGGTAGAGAGTCTGGCCAGACTCTTCGTCGACATACGACTCGTACTCGAGCTCGTTGATGGCCGGCTGCATGATCACCGGTGCCCGGCGCCGTAGGAAGTCGGCTGAACCGTCCTGGATCTGCGAGAAGACTCCGCCGTCGATGATCAGGTTCTGAACACCAAGAATCGCACAGTCGCTCGAACCCGCCGGCAGAATGGCCGTCGTAAGCGTCCGCACCTTCTTTTCGGTTGCCTTCGGCGTGTCGTTCTGGCTGTCGATGTCGTCGAGGACGATCAGGTCCGGGCGGAACTCGTCGAGTTTGATACCGCGCGCCGCCGTGTCCAGGCCCAGTGCCTCGACGTTGAAGCCGGTTGCGGTTCTGAGCTGGTTGCGCTTCCAGCCCTTGGAGTGGCCGTACTTCGAAAGGCTTCGCTCGATGCCGAGCTTTTCTAGAAGAGACGCGATCGCCGCGACATGCTTGTCCGCTTGGTCCTGCGTCTCGCTGACGTAGAGCACGTATCGCCGAGTGAGTTTAGCGCCTACCCGGGCCGTTGCGAGCTCGACTGTGGTCGACTTGCCCGCGCCTCGAGCGAGGATGACGAACTGGGCGAGCGGCCTGACTCCCGGCTTGAGGTTCTCGACCCACTCCCAAACGACCCGGTGCGCATCGCTGAGCGGCTTCGAGACGATGTGCGGGAAGTGCGCTTTCAGCCACTGCTCGACCGGGCTATTCGTCGACGACTTCGGCTGTGACGCGCTCGGGAAGAGCTGATGCGTCTTGGGCGTGTCCAGTACGCTGGAGCCTAACAACCCGTTCGAGCTCTGCGGTAAGAGCTCTCGTGTGGGAAATAACATCCGTTGTGCCCCTTTCGGTGCTGCAGCGCGATCGCAAGAAGTCGAGGTCGCTCAGCAACTCGGCCTGACTGGTGAGCGCACCCATGATTGCGCAGATGAACCGCTCGATCTCCGAGATGACCCGTTCCTGGCGAGCCTCGATCGAACTGACTCCTGTTTCGTCCTTGAGCTCTTTGGCGTAAACGTTGACGAGGCTCGGGGAGACACCAAACCTGCGCGCAATTGCGGCGTGAGTCTCGCTACCCTCGGCCAAGGCGACGATGATGCGAGCCTTTGTGACCGGGTCTCGAGGGCCAGCTGGGCGCCCGCCTTTGGGGCCTGATTTAGATGACGCCATGGGCTACCCCAGCGGGCTCCAGCCCTCCACTTCGTCAGGCTTGGGCTTGAGCTTGTCGTCAAACGGGTCTTGCTCGAGCTGCTTCAACCTGCCTTCCAGCATGCGGGTTAGCCACCCGATCTTGAATCCCATCTTGCCAATGTTCTCGAGGATGCTGACCGCCTCGGTGGCGAGGACGATCGCGATGACTGCGGTGACGACTGTCGAGTGCGCAGCGACCAGGCCCGGCAGATGCCGGGTCACGACCGCGGCGACGATGATGCTCGAACCGTAGGCGACGATCTTGACCAGGATCCTGCTGAGCTTCGCGCTTGTGATCGGTTGGCCGGTGGCGAATGCCGCAACAAACCCCGTGATCGTGTCGAGGAACATGAGACTGAACGCCGCGATCGCCATGTTGCGCACGACGTCGGTGCCGAACAGATACTCGGAGGCGACAGCCACGAGCACCCCGCCCCACTTGAGGACCGGGTAGTCAGTGAGGGCCTTGGCCAGATAGGTCGGGATCAGGTGGAGGTCTCTCATAGGTCCATCTCGCGGGCCCACTTGCGGATTAGCTCGTCGCTCGCCTCGAAGTGCATCGCGTCTTCAATCCGGAAACCAGCGCCCCAGTAAAGTCCGTGCTTCTTAGCGATCGCGTAGAAGTCCAGCAGCCCTTTGTAGGTCTTGCCGTCGCCGCGCCGGTCGACAGCGCCGCCAAAGCCAAGATCGATCGCAGTGCCCCAGCTGTGGTTGCTCGGCTGGCTTGCCGAACCTCGCACCAGGCGAACACACAGGACGCCCGCATGGCTCATGTCGGCGTAGGCTTCCGGGTGCTTCTCGGCGAACTCGTCGAACACTTTGCCCAGCACAAACAGGAACGGCCGGAAGCCCGTCAGCCTAAATCGGCCAACGTCCATCGTCACGATGTGCTTGCGAATCCGCGGCGCAACCGAAGTAGCGCCGGAGCAGTCTTGCGTCAGTGGGCCCTTCGGGCGACCGAACACCGACACCATCGTGCGCACCGATGCCGGGGAGCACTGAGTGTTGATGGACTCAGCGCGCGGTACGTCAACAAGGCTTCGCCAGTTCTTGCTCATTCGGGCTTCTCGCAATCTTCGTAGTCACGCTCGATCATCGGCACAGGCAAGCCGCAGCTGAGCCATGCGTAAAACACGATCGCGCCAACGACGAACCCAAAGAAGAACAGACCGAGTGGAGTCATGGCGTTTCGGGAGGCCCCGCGCGTAACTACGGGGCCCATGGAGGGAGGTTCTCGTCGAGGCGGCCCGGGTGCGTTACGTCCGGACACTTGATTGGACCCACTGGCGTCGCCCACCCATGGCCTAGCCTGCTCGATGTGTTACGATGGGGCCGCGTCGGGGTCCAAAGATGAAGGGCAGGTCAGCAGGCTTTTATGCGGTTACCTGCAGAGCGATGAATCTAACCAGTTGGCCGAATCGTTAGCCAGCCGCCGCATTGCGTTCCTGCCCAACTTGGGTGCGGGTGCCGAATTCGAACCGGCGACCTGGAGGTTATGAGTCTCCCGCGCTACCACTGCGCCAACCCGCAGAAACTGATTAGCCGCCGGAACCCGCGCCAGGACGAGCGCGGAGCCGGGAACGACCCGCCGACAATCCTTATCAACGGGCATCGGAGCTACCCCAAACGGATGCTCCGGCGACTTTCGCAAACACAAAAGCCCCACCACGAGACGCAGTGAGGCCCTGAAAACGACGATATTGATTCAAAAGACGCAAGTGTCGCGTGAAAAGTTTCATTCGACCACACATTCTCTGTGATTGAACTCGGCACGGTCGCACTTGTAACCCGCAGCCAAGAGCACACCGACCATGTTCGATGCGCCCCACGGGTTCCACGAGTGCACGATCACTCTGCCGATTCGCGGCAAGTTCTCAGCGATCCATTCGGCGACCGCCATCCCGCTCCGCTCGTGGTTCCGTTGCAAGTCATCGTAGTGCTGAGGCTCTAGGTCGTGGTCCAGAGAGACAACATCCCAAACGCCACAACTCAACTTGCTTATCGCTCCATCGACGTCGTGGACAATCGTGACCTCATGGGCGTCCTTGTTCGCCCAGTAGAACGCGCCGCAGCGTGAGTGATCGTCGTCGAGAAACAGAATCCTCACGCCGCCCCCCTTCTCGAATCGCTCGCGATCCAGATTCGGATTTCGTTCAGTGTCGTCGTCAGCTGCCCGCCCGGTTTCCAAGCCATCAGCCGCCCGTCCCGCGCTGCGTCCCTCGCCGACGTGATCGCACGACGGTCCTTCGCCTTCGCCGTCGCATTCCACTTCTCCAGCGCCTCGGCCAGCTTGTAGGGCACGAGCTCCTCACACTTGACCGTGCCCGTAGCCCGCACCGCGTCCGCCGTGATCATCATCGGGTTCGCTTTGTACCAGCGTTCCCAAACCTCATCGACCGCGCTCGGGTCGCCTTTCAGCAGGTGGGCCCGACAGTGATGCCACTCGAAGTTACGCTCGAAGAACAGCTCGACGTGGAGGTACGCGAGGTAGCGCCGGTCGATGTGGATCTCGCCGGCCACCGGATCGGCCTTCATCGTGCGTTCAGGGTAACCATCGGGGCCGATGCGGCCTACCGACCGCTCGACCTCCGCCAGGCGCGGCGAGTAGCAGTAGGACCGCCACCAATCGAGCACCTGGTCAGCGGGATAGAAACGCAGTTCAAGTGACGGCATCCATGCTCTCCTAGACTCAACTTTCGGTGCCACTCCGGTGCCACTCATCGGGCTCACCGGGCGCGCAATTTCGCACAGAAAACTCACGCATCGCCCCTCATGCGGCGCACCTGCTCGTCACGTTTGGCGAGGTCCTCGTCGCTGATGATCACGTCGTCTTCGCGCTCGATGCGGTATCGCTGGCGCTCGCCGCGGCCCTCGATGACCTCGAGTGCGAAAGCCGGGTTCTTGAGCCCCTTGAGGATCGCGTCCCGCTCTTCTGGCGTGATCGGCGTTCCGGTGGGCGGTTGCAAAGGCGATGCCGGTGCGTTGCGGCGCCGTAACTCCCTGCAAGCCTCGATCAGCTGCGCGGGCGCCGGCCACGCTTCGCACTTCTGGAGCAAGTGCCGAGCACCGGACACCAGCTCGTCAGGCCTGATTCCAGCGTCCTCGAGCACGGTGCCCCAACCGATCAAAGTTGCCTCGGTGATCGTCGGTGCATGTGGCAGGATGCTGAGAAGCGCAAGCGCCCTCACGAGCTCGGTTCGACCGGCTTGGCGTTCGATGTTGCTCACGCTGCACCTCCCGCAAGCGCCAGGACATCCTCGGGTGTCTGCCGTCGTCTCGGCCTGGTCGCTGACTGAGCATCGAGCGAAGGTCTTCCGGATTCATCCCACTCGATCGCCGACTGGGTGTAGCTCTGCCAGTGACTTTCTGCGAACAGCGTTTCGGGTCTGAGAAACCCACGCATTCGAGGGTCTTTGCCCCATTCGGCGAACTTGTGCTCGATCACCAACCGGCATACTCGCAGGCCGATGTCGCGTTCTGGCACCTTGAATTCTTTGAGTCTGGCCCGAAGGTTCTTGTGGGGTTTCTTGGCGTCGTACCGCTTGCCGCAAACCTGATTCAGGTGCATCGTGATCGCGCCGGCTGCAGCATCGATCCATGTCGAGCTCTGTTCCGATGGGTCTTCCGATCGGACGATGTCTGATCTTTCGGGATCTGCGGGACAAGATTCTGAACGTAGTGAAGAATCTATTACTGGCTTAGGCTTAGGCTTAGGCTTAGGCTGTCGCGTATCATTCGCGTCTTGTTCGCGAACGGTTCCCGCATCCTCTTCTTGTGGCGCGTGTTGAACCTGCTTTCGAAGTTCTGACCCATTCGCGAACCGCTCACCGCGCTTGGCAAGAACCTTCTTTACTGAGTCGTCAGCGTGATCGTGCCAGTCGTGGATGTACCAACCGCCTTCCATCTCGTCGAGCAACCCGCAAGCGTGAAGCATGGAGCCAAGGATTTCCCCGCCCTCATCGAAACGGATGGTGTCGGCGCAATCTTCAAGCTCCTCGGCCGTCAGGAACCCAGTTGGCGTATATCTGCCGACCCATTGCCAGATTGCCTCGAGTAGTCCAAGGGCTGAGTAGGCAGGGGCCTTCATGGCGCGAGCTAGGCGCTTTGTCTTCGGGTGTTCCAGCGTGCCGCGCTTAGCCATTGTCACACTCCTCGTCTAGCCGCTTCGCGACGCCAAACAAGTAGGGCTGCCATGCGGACCTATTGAATGCCCCAGCCTGATACTTCGTCGCAGCGATGATAATGGCCTGATGGGCTACGTCGTGCCCGTGACGCCGGACAAGAGCTCGGAGTACGTTGTCACTTGGCCCCCAATCCACTCCGGCGTATTCGGCCCATTGATCCCCCAAGAATGCGCACAGCTTCTTGATCTCGGCGTCGAGCTCAGCTTTAGCCATTCTGAACCTGCGGATCTCGGCGGCTTCCTGCTGGACTTCGAGGTACATCAGATCCGCGTCGGGCCTGATCGGCACCTTGCTAAGCAGCTTGGCGGACTTTCCTTGGTTGCATGGTTCGCAAGCCGTTGTGAGATTGTCCATCTCGTTAGACCCACCAGCTGCGATCGGGTGAATATGATCGATCACAAGCACGACGCCAGGCGGCTGAGCACCGCAATACTGGCAAGTGAAGTGATCGCGTTTGAACACCTCAAACCGTGTTGACTTTGAAAGTGCTTTCCGTGCCATCTACCCTGCCTCCTCGATCTCGATCGTGATCCCAACAAGCCGATCTGGCCCGCGCATCTTCTGCGCCTGGACCCACACAAACAGGCAGTCGTCGCGCACGATCTTTCGGCTCACAAGCAAGTCTTGAAACCCCTTGAGCCAGTTGTCCAGGTCTGGCTTTCCGGTGTGCCAAATCAGGTCCTCGCGGTCCCTGTCAGCTTTGCGCGTTGTCTCCGCCTTCGTATACGGCCAGACGATCCGAACGAACAGTGTCAGTGGACCATCGAGCGGCTTCTCTGGCACGTCTAAATGAGCGCCGAGCGCCTCCATGCCCTCTTTGTGCTTGCCGGTCTTGACCGCCATGGCGCGGCCTTTGACGACAAGCAACCGCTGCATCTGCGCAGTGGTCTTCGGCGGGACGATCGGAATGAATGCCTTGAACTTCATGCCCCGTCGTCCTCCGTAAACGCATACCGGCGGCGATTGACCCACGCGGAAACCTCGCCCATGAGCAACCGGTGAGACTTGACCCGCTGAACGATCCACTCCCATGACGCAGGCCAGTTCTGAAACCCGGCCTCACCGATGATCGGCTTGATCTCGGGGTAGCTGCTCAGCGTGATTTCCAAGTCGAGCAGGGTAGCCCCTTCGATGCAGGCACCGCGCCCAGCCAGATAAGCCGCTACCCGGTTAGCAATGGCAAGATCGAAACACGTCATGCCGCCACCTTGCGCCACTTCGCGCTCAACGATTCCTTGAACTCCCGCCGCTCGTAGGGCATCAGCGCCCAATAGTCGTCTCTCAGCGTCGCGACTTCGCCCACGTAGGCGGCCAGCTCCTCCGTCCCGCACTTCGCGGTGTAGTAGCTGCTGAACGTCGTCGGGGTCTCTCCGGCGTCAAGCACATCGAACGTCAGCGCGAGCTGGTCTTGCCACCCGAGTTCGAGCGGCGGAACCGGGACGCGATCGACGAGGCCAGAGGGCGTGAGCTTTGTTGGCTCAGGCTTCGGTTCATCGACCTTCGGAGGCTCCAGGCGGTTGGCCGCATTCGCAAAACGCTTCGCCCGTGCGATGGCCGCCCGCTCCTGTGGGGTCATGGGGTCCGGAACCTCGACGCCGAACGCCCGCAGGGTCTCCCGAATCCCCGCCGTGTCCATTGCCCTCAGCTCGGCAAACTTCGAACTGCGGGTGGACGTGTAGATCAACTTCATCCGATCTTGGATGGTCTTGTCCGCATACTTCGCCCAGAGCTCGAGCAGACGGTCCTGCCACGTCTGCGCTACTTGACGGTCACTTGATGTGGCGGGAGCTTCGACCACCGTTTCAGGTTCGGCGGGTGGCTCTGGCGTACTTGATGGGATCGCATGCACTGACTTGCAGTGGCTTAAATCTCCGCAGTCGCAGGTCGCCCAATCATAGCAACAGGTTGAAGTTGGTTCGAACTTCGTCACCGGCGGCAACGTCAGCTCGCTGACGGGAATCCCGTTCACGGTCGATGGCGCATCGGCAACGTCAGGGGCGACGGCGATCTTCGGCAACCGGCTCAGGAACTCCTCTTCCTGCTCGTCGGCGTCGTCGACCATTTTCCCGGCATCGGGAGATTGGTTCGCGATCATCGACTCGATGTCGTCATTCAGCGTCGGGCCAGGCTCCGGAAAGCTCATGCCCTCGTGGCGCAGAAGCGGGGTTTCGCTCACCGGTGCGGTTACGGGCGTCAAGCCCAGATCAGCGGCGAGTCGGTCGAGGCCCTCGGCTGTTGGCCGGATGGGGATGCTGCAGGTCGGACCGTCAAACGGATTGTACGGACCAACCTCGTAGGGAGGTCGCAATCGGTCAGCAATGCCAGGCCCGCGCACCGGGTTCGTGATCCGATCAAACAACGGATGCGGCACGGGGAACCCGATCTGAGCCTTCTCTCCAAACTCGGCATGCAGCAGCTTGAAAAGCTCCTCGGCCTCGGCCTCCACGAGCGCGACTGTAAGGTCTCCGATGCGCAGGCAGTACATGCGCTCTAGGGCGATCTCTTTAGGTTCTTCGGGCATCTACGCAACCTCCTTGTTGCCTCTGCCCTCGGCGTCGGGGGTACCCTGGGGTCCTTCTGTGCCAACAGAAACCGCCCCCTCAGCTGTGTCAGCAGCCGGGGGCATCTTCTTTCGTCGGGCTGTCTCGGGCGCAAGAAGACCGCGATACTTTCGAGCGGTCATCCAAGAGATATCGAAGTGCGCCGCGATCTTCGTGTCACTCCAGCCGAGCCGACACAGCGCCGCGAACTCATCCGCCGCCGCTGTACCTCGCTCTAATGCTGGGATTCCGGTTTTCGCCATACCAGGATTGTAGCCGAACAGTTGTTATTTTACAAGAGTCTGTTGTACACTTTTTGAAAAATGATCTGCATGGCACGTGGAGACATCGGTTTACGGGTTCGCCAGGCGCGGGAAGCGTTCCCTGGTCGAATGCGGATCATTGACCTTTCCAAGAAGCTCGGCATATCCCATGCAAGACTCAGCAACTGGGAGCGTGGCGAACATGATCCGCCGCCTGAGTACATCGAGCGCATAGCCCAGGCGCTTCGCGTAAACATCGGCTGGCTGCTGGGCGACGCCGTGCCCATGATAGATTCGACAGCATCGTTCATCAAGCCCGTGCATCGGGCTGGCTCTCGAATCGTTCCGATTTACGGCGCGATCAGCGCCGGCAAGCCCGAACATATGACAAGCGACGCTATTGAGTTCTATGAAATGGTCGAATGGGGTGGAGATTTTGAACGCTGGGGCCGCGTTGTGGATGGCTGGAGCATGGAGCCACACCTAACCGCAGGTGACTGGGCGATCTTCGAGAATCGCCGATGGGAGCCGGGGCACGTGGTCCACGCGTACCGCGACGGCGAGGACACTGTCAAGCAGGTGCGGTTCATTAATGGCGTGCTCACGCTTTGCCCGACGAACCCCGATTACGAAGCCTTCGACGGACGCGACTGGCACATCAAAGGGGTTTGCATTGCCCTTGTTCGGATGGAGCAAGACGGGGGCCAAACGCTGCGCCAATACGCACACGGAATGCGCCCGCGAACTCAACCGTAACTTTTTTACAAAAAAGTCTGTTGAAATGCTTGTATTTCGACAGGGCTTCGTGTAAGATGTTTCTTGTCGGCTGCTGACACGGCTGACAAGGAAACAGGAATGGCACAGAAGATTATTTCTTCGCCGACCGCGTCTCGGGTAACCGGGACCTACGACCAGACCGCGCGAAAGCGCCATGCGACCCGCCGCGAACTCCGCGGAGCAGATCGACGAGCTGAGCGCCGAGAGTGGCGCGAGGCCGCCACGATCATCCTTCATCCGGCGCTGTTCAATCAGCAGATGGAGGTCGCATGATCTCCAGCCTGCTCACCGCAACCGCAGCCCTCAGCCTCAAGCGCCTCGAGCTGCGCAACTTCAAGGGCATCCGCGACTTCACCCTTACGCCTGACGGCAAGGACGTCGCCATCTACGCCGACAACGGCCTCGGCAAGACCACGATCGCCGACGCCATCTTCTGGCTGCTGTTCGATAAGGACTCGCTCAACCAGAAGCAGTTCGAGATCAAGACGCTCGACGCCGAAGGCAAGGTCATTCCGGGCCTCGACCACAGCGTAGCGGCGACGTTCGATCTGGGCGACGCCACCGAAGTGACGCTTGAGAAGATCTTCCGAGAGGTCTGGACCAAGAAGCGCGGGAACGCTACCCGCGAGTTCGACGGCCACACGACCGACTACAAGATCAACGGCGTCCCGGTCCAGAAGAAGGAGTACGACGCGCGCCTGGCGGGCATCTGCGACGAGAAGTTGTTCCGGCTACTCTCCGACCCAACCTACTTCTCGGTTCACCTCTCGTGGCAGGACCGGCGAGTCATGCTTCTCAAGGTCTGCGGCGACATTACTGACGCCGACGTGATCGAGGCATCCCCCGCCCTCGCCGCCCTGCCTACCCTTCTCGGCCGACATTCGATCGACGAGTTCCGCAAGATCAAGCAGGCCTCGCGGCGCGAGACGAACGCCGAGCTCGAGACGATCCCCGTCCGCCTGGACGAGCTGAACCGGTCCATCAACGCCGAGGCTCTCCCGGTCCCGGACATCGACGCTCTCCGAGCCGAGCTGCAGACCCTTAACGAGAAGCGCGCAGGCATCGCTGCCGGCGGCGCGGTTTCCGAGAAGCAGATCGAGCTGCGGAAGATCGAGGCCGAGATCCTAGACGTTCGATCGCGCATCCGATCGGAAGCGATGGCGGCCACCAGCGGCATTCGAGAAGAGTTTGCTGCCGCGGCCAAGCTGGTCACCGAGAAGGAAGTCGAGATCCGCGGGTTGGAAGCACGACTCGCCGATGTTCAGAAGCGCGCGGCCGGTCTGGCTGATCGCCTGAACTCGATGCGCGCTCAGTATCACGAGCGAAACGCTCAGACCTTCGAATGGACCGGCGTCGACACGTGCGCATCGTGCGGTCAGTCGCTCCCGGCTGACAAGGTGGCCGAGGCGCGCAACAAGGCCGAGGCGAACTTCAACGAGCTCAAGGCCAAGGACCTCGAGGCCAACAAGGCCGTAGGCAGACAGCTCAAAGCCGAGCACGACGAAGCGACCGCCGAAGTCCAGCGGCTGACGGGTCTTCTCGAATCGGCGAAGGCCGAGTTGCCGGTCCTGACCGAACGCGCTGGCGAGCTGCAATCGCAGATGGGCGCCACGTCCGAGCCTGACTGCTCACTGGATTCTCGGATCATCGAGCTGAACCGGCAGAAGGACTGCATCGCCGTCGAGATCGAGCAGCTACGGGGCTCGAACACCTTCGCGCTGGCCGACATCGACCGGCAGATCCAAGAACTGCGCACAAAGGTGCAGGACGGTGAGACGCTCAAAGCCCGGGAGACCGAGCGAGAGCGCGCCCGGGTCCGCCTGGATGAGCTCAAGGCACGGTCCAAGCAACTCGCCAAGGACCTCGAGGCGATCGACCACGCGCTCCACCTCTGCGACGAGTTCGTTCGCACGAAGGTGCGCATGCTCGAGACGAAGATCAACGATCGGTTCAAGATTGCCCGGTTCAAGCTCTTCGAAACGCAGGTGAACGGCGCGATCGCCGAGACCTGCGAGATCACCGCGAACGGTGTGCCCTACAGCTCGCTCAACCACGCCATGAGGCTGAATGTCGGCCTCGACGTCATCAACGTCCTCGCCGCGCACCACGGGTTCGCCCCGCTGGTGATCATCGACGGCGCTGAGTCAGTCACGCGGATCGAGCCGACCACCGGCCAGCAGATCCGCCTCGTCGTGTCCGAGGCCGACAAGACCCTGCGTCCTGTCGGCCTCGCCGCCTGAACCTGAGGAGGTTTCCAACTATGTCTGATCCGAACACCAACAACACGCCCGTCGCTGCCGAATCCGCCAACCCGACCGTCCGCGTCCAGCAGATGATCCAGGGCTTCATGGAGAAGCGAACGCTTCACCTGCCCGCTGACTACAGCGCTGAGAATGCGCTCAAACAGGCTTGGCTCGTGCTCCAGACCGTCCAGGACAAGGACCGACGCCCTGCGCTGCAGGTCTGCACTCAGCCGAGCGTGATCAACGCCCTGCTCGATATGGTCGTGCAGGGACTCAACCCGGCGAAGAAGCAGTGCTACTTCATCGTCTATGGCAACGGTCTCGTGTGCCAGCGGTCGTACTTCGGCGATATCGCCCTGGCTCAACGCGTGATGCCCGGGATCGAGCCGTACTACGGCGTGATCTACGAGGGTGATGGCTTCGAGATGGAGATCATCCGAGGTCGCACCCACGTAAAGCACACGACCCAACTCGACAATCAGGGCAAGTCGATCAAGGGCGCCTACTGCGGGATCATCAGCGCCGACGGCGAAGACCTCGGCTGCGAGGTCATGACGTTCGCGCAGATCCAGCAGAGCTGGGGCATGTCGAAGACCTACAACCCGAAGGGCGACAAGGGAACTCACCACGAGTTCCCCGACCAGATGTCGCTACGCACGGTCATCCGTCGACGCCTCAAGCCCATCATCAACGCGGCCAACGATGCACTCCTCCTCGAGAGCATCCGCCGGCAGGAGATGGACCAGGCCGAAGCCGAGATGGCCGACGAAGTCGCCGAGTGCGGCAACGGCCAGATCATCACGGTCCAGCCCGAGCCCGAAGCGCTGCCCACGGCCACAATCGCCGCGCAGCTCTCCGAAGAGCCGAAGCCCGAGCCGGTCGCGGCGGCGGCGCCGGCCGACGAGGGAGGCGACCCCTACTGATGCTCCAGTTCGAGCCTCTGGCCTCGAGCTCGGCGGGTTGCTCCTACGTTCTGCGTAGGGGCGACCTGGCCCCGCTCCTCATCGATGCGGGTCTCCCCTTCCGGGAGATCCAGCGCGCACTGAACTTCCAACTGTCCAGGATTGCCGGATGCTTGGTCAGCCACGCGCACGGCGACCACTCGAAGGCGGTGTACGAACTGCTCCGATCGGGCGTCGACGTCTACGCCTCGCAGGAATGCCTCGAGCAATGCGGCACGACTGTCAGCGTGTTCGCCAACCCGGTCAAGCCCGAGATTGGTTTCCACGTTGGTCCGTGGTACGTGAAGCCGTTCGCCGCGGTGCATGACCTGCCCGGGACGCTCGGGTTCTACATCGCACCTCGAGGTGAGCGAGAGCGGTTCCTCTACCTGACCGATTCGGCGTACTCGCCTTTCCGGTTCGAGGGACTCACTCACATCGCGGTTGAGTGCAACTACTCCGCCGAGATCATGCGACAGAACGCGCTGAGCGGCGAGCTGAGCCCTGATCGGTTCAAGCGCACCACGCGAACCCACATGAGCCTCGAGCGGCTGCTCGACATGCTCGCGGCCAACGACCTGAGCAATGTCCAGGAGATTCACCTGCTGCACCTCAGCGACGCGAACAGCGACGAAGAGGCATTCGCGACGACGGTGCGACGGGCGACCGGCTGCCCTGTTTACGTGGCCGCGAAGAAGGCGGTGCGAGCGTGAGCGATCGCGAAGCAAGCATCGCCGAGGTCAAGCAGTCGATCGTGCGGCTCAAGAACCTGATCCGCGCTTACTACCCATACCGCGAATACGCAGAAGTCGACGCCGAAATGTCTCGGCTCCAGGACGAGGTCAACGCACTTGACCGCAAGCTCGCCTGGCTCGAATCCCAACCCACCAAGGAGGTGGCATAGATGAAGAGTTACATCGTTTCCCTACGCGAGCTCAAGTGGCTCCAATCAGCTGCAAGCAACGACAGTCACCGCCCGAACCTACGCTACGGGTTTACGGCTTGGTTCGATGGTTGCGCGTGGCTCTGCGCGACCGACACGCACCGACTGCACATGGTGCGGCTTGGCAAGTCTGGAGTGTTCACCGCTCAGCATGTCGACTTGAAGCGGCTGATCGTGGAGGCCGAACTCGCAAAGGCGAGCCATGTAGAGGTTTCGACCGACTGGACAAAGGCGACCGTGGGCCAGATTGCTGGCAACGGCGACGAACTCATCTACGCCAGCCCGGTCTACGCCCCGTTCACGGTCGAAGACACACCGCCAAACGCGGCAAAGATCGTCGAGAACGGATGCAAGACTCCCGTGAGCGAGTTCTTCGCGGTGAACATCCGCTATCTGGCAGATGCGCTGTCGCTTGCGTCCGACGATCAGAACCGGGTCGTCATCTACGCGAAGAACAAGAACACCGTCCACTTCATTCAGCCGGACAACCCGTCGCCGCGATGGCTGGTGGCACTGATGCCTATGGCGATTGGCGCCCACTGGGCCACGGAGGCAGCATGAACCGAAACGCCCTTGCATTCGCCATCGGCTTCGCGCTCGCCTACTTGGGCGGCCGAGTCGCACTCTCCGCTTACTCGGCGGAGACGGACCGCATGTACCCCGAGCCCGAGCTCATCTCGCCGGCGGCGGTGAAGCTCGTCGCCATGGCCGCCATGCCGGCACCCGAGCCGGTGAACCCGTGGAAGCGCACCAGGATCACGACCTACGGCCGTGGCTACCACGGCAAGACGACCAACAGCGGCGAGCGATTCGACGACAACAAGCTGACCGCGGCGGCTCCCGTGAAGGGCAAGACTAAGGCCGGCCGGCACATTCCGAGCATCCCGTTCGGCACCTACGTCGAGGTGCGCTATGGCGCGCGTTCGGTGGTTGTGAAGATCAACGACACCTGTGTGGGCGGCACTCTCGACCTCAGCAAAGCGGCCATGACCGAGCTGCTCGGGCGATACGAAGAGACGACGCTGCGCGGTGAGTGGCGGGTGGTGCGGCCGTGAAGGGGCTCTATCTGAAGTACTACGTCAGGCGGGTTGACAACACCGACCTGCCAGGTGGGAAGCACCATGGCTGTCGTCTGTTCGTTCTCGACATCACCCATGATCCGGCGGCGCGAGCGGCAGCGCTTGCTTACGCCGATGCAACACCTAACCAAGACCTTGCTCGCGATCTTCGCAGCGAAGTTGATAAGGCTCTTGCGCAAGACCATGTTGATGCCGAGGGGAAGGGCCGATGATCGTCGAGCACGAGAACCAGGTGCCCTGGCCAGCCGGCCGAGGCATCACGGCATCCCGCAAGAGCGGGCCGTTCAAGACGAACATGACCGACGCCTGCGAGCGAATCGAGCGTGAAGTGGGCGCATTCACCCGCGCAGGTCGAGACTGGCGAACAAGAAGCCTTCGCATCTACGCAGAGTGCCAGCTCGGCGTTCGGAACCGGTTCCTTGCGAACCAGCGCGGGCTGCTCGATCCTCGCGTCGCAGTCGAGTTCGATCTCGACGGTCAGCAGTACATCATCGTCGCCGACCGATACGTCGAGCCATGGCAGAACCTGTGCGGAATCGCCGAGTACATCAAGGCAATCAGGGCACAGGAGCGAAACGGGATCTTCACCGCGGATGAGATGTTCGCTTCGTTCGCTGCTCTGCCTTCGGCGCGATCTCGCCACTGGTCCGAGGTCCTCATGGTGCCAAAGTCGGCCACGCGCGAGCAGATCGACCGCGCCTACCGCGAGCTCGTCCGCAAGCTGCATCCCGACGTCGGCGGAGATCACGAAGAAATGGTGCTGCTGAACGTCGCCTACGACCAGGCGAAAGCCGAGGTGGGTGGCTGATGGCAGACAAGACAGCTATCGAGTGGTGCGACGCCACGCTCAATCTCTGGTGGGGCTGCACGAAGGTCAGCGACGGGTGCAAGTTCTGCTACGCCGAGCAACTCAGCGACCAGCGTTTCGAAAAGGGTGCTTGGGGGCCTGGCGGCATTCGCACCGAGGTCAAGTCATGGCGCTCGACGCTCAACAAGGTCAGTCAGCGGGCCAAGGCCGAAGGGCGACGGCTCCGGGTGTTCTGCCAGAGCATGAGCGACACCTTCGAGGGGTCTGATACCTGCGGCGGACGAGACTCGGATAACTGGCAGTTAATGCAGTTTCTTCGGTTTGAGTTGCTACGATTGATCGGGCAACACCCAGAGCTTGACTTCCTGCTCTTGACCAAGCGGCCCGAGAATGTCGTTGAGCATGTATTCGACTTCTTGGGCGTCGTTGGCGTCGGTGCTGGTTGGTGCAACGGATACCCGTCCAACCTCTGGATCGGCACCAGCGTCGAGGATCAGAAGACCGCCGACGAGCGGATACCGCACCTGCTGAAGATTCCAGCGGCGGTTCGGTTCCTGTCGTGCGAGCCTCTGCTTGGGCCGGTGGACTTGTCCGACATCACTCAATCAGACTGCAACACGGGCTTCGATCCTCTTACCGGGCGGATGTGGGGCGGCATTCCTGGTGGCGAAGATCATTTCCCTGATCAGCGCATCCATTGGGTGATCTGCGGCGGCGAGAGCGGCCCACACGCAAGGCCGATGCATCCCGATTGGGCGCGGTCGCTCCGTGACCAGTGCCAAGCCGCGGGGGTGCCGTTCCTGTTCAAGCAGTGGGGCGAATATCATCCCCGTCTAGAACATGGGGTCTGGCCGGACACTCGAAACGGCGATTGCGACCACCTTCCAAGCGTTCACCTGTATCCAGGAGGCGAGGTCTATTCTCAGCGGCTAGTGATGGAAGGGAAGGCCCCGTCCAAGTTCAACCCTGCAGGGCTCTCACCAGCGAACATGAAGCGTGTCGGCAAGAAGCGAGCGGGGCGCGTCCTCGACGGGCGGACGTGGGATGAGTTCCCCGGGGTGACCGCGTGAGCAAACAACCAGACCCCACGGCATTCGACCGCGGCTACCTGTGCGGGCTCATCCACGGCATGGGCGACACCGAGAAGGTGCGCGCGCTTATGGAAGCGACGCTCAAGCAGGAGCCAAGTCTCCCGGCTGAGTATTGGCGCGAGCGGTTCGAAGAGGCGGTGAAGGAGCGGGTGAAGTGAACACCGATCTTCGCAATGCCAAAGAAGTCGATGCGATCAAGGGCGATCTCAGCCGCATGATTGCATTGACCGGCGACGTGATCGCAGAAGCGCAGAGGCTACAGCGCGCCCTCAAGGCTGCGATCGAGGGCATCGACGGCACCATGCGTCCGATCGAAGCATTCCGTGAGTTCCTATCGAAGCAGGTTGGGCCGTTCCACATCCAGGAGGCCCGCGATTACGTTTACGCACGGGTGACTAACCGCCCGGGCACTGGCACCCTGAACGTGATGCTTTTCAACGCAGAGAAGAAGGGGACCGTGCGCCGCGTCACGGGCCGCGAGGACCCACGAAGGCCAGGGGCTGGGAAGTTCCGCACCGGCTGGTACGAGGTTGTGAAGGAGGAATCAACGAAGTGAAAGTAAGTTCAAACAGACCGGGAAGCGTCGAAATGCAGATCGACATCAGCGTTCCGAAGCATGTCGTCGAGCAATGCCGCGCCCTGGTCGCTAAGATAGTTCCGATCCGGCCAGTCGGAACGCTTTACCCTGTCGTTTCCAATGGGGTTTGGATTGGTGACTACATCGTAAACCTGAACGATGGCACAGCGGCAACGCTTATGTGGGAGACGGTCTGCTACCACAGCGACGGAACGAGAACCTACCCGCGGCCTAACAAGTTGATCGAAATGAAATCCGCAGGCGCGATCCATTGCCGGTTCATCCAAGATCACTACTTCGAGATCCCGTGCCCGCATTGCGACGGCACCGGAGTGGCTTGTAACTTCGAGCCCGAGTTCCCGGAGGTGCCGAAGTGAGCAAACCACTTTGGCACAACCACAAGCCGTATCAGAAGGAACTTTACAAGCTGGCCTTGAAGCGCGGGGTTTCGAAGGACGCTGCGGAGTATCTAGCCATCTCGATCGCGGGGCTACCCAGTGGAACGATCGAGCCTACCGAAATCGGCGGCTATCGCCGGATTCTTAAGAACGGCCTGGTGCGAGCCGGGCTAATCGAGATCCGCGAGCTTTACGTCGGACTTCGCATCTTCTGGTTCTACCCAGAGGAACTTAAAGCAAGGGGGATTGAATGAACTGGTTGTTTATCGCATTGTCCGGCGTAGCCGGGGCCGGGCTGACCTTCACGGGTTGGTACTTCGGCTACTGGAAAGGCCGCATGGAGGGCGAAATGGGCGGGTGCGCCGAGTGCGGCTCGTGTGGGCATTCCGGATGCTGCAACGGCAACACCTGCAAGGTCATGAAGTGCAAATACGGCGGCATGTACGACCAGGACCTAAGCGACACCTACGACCGCGTGTTCTTCTTGGAGAAGGCACTCAATCAGGCGATCAGGCTCGGCGACATCAAAGCAGAGGACATCCGAGAAGACTTCGACAGCGTGACGCCGCACTGCGTGTCTGGGAAGGGCGAGTGCGCATCGCCTTACATGCACGAACTCCGCGAGTATCTGGAGTCAATCCGACCGAAGTACATCACAGGTGACCGCGTTCTTTGCCACATGGCCCCGATCGATCAGGTCTACACGATCCAGGACAGTTGCCGAGTCGGCGATAAGTGGATCTACGACATCGGCGACGGGTGCGGACTTGACTACGACGAAGAAGATATCGACCCAGAACCAACCCACAAGGAGGGTAACAACTAATGGAAGCAAAGCAACTAGAACCGCACGAGATCCGCGATCAGATCGCGAAGTTCCGCCAGCAGAGGGCACTCAAGCTCTTCGACTGGCTGGAGGAGACCCCATTCAACAGCTTGACCGTCAAGGAGTGCTTCAGAGAGGAGAATGGCGACGACGGCGAAAGTATCTGGGTTGGCACCGGCGAATACGAGGCGTCGCTCAGGGTCACTTTCCTTGGCAACGCTTTCCAGCCGGACAAGGACGTCACGTTCAAGTCTCGCCCGCACAAGCAGCCAGCCTATGCCATCGAGGAATGCATCAAGCAGTTCGAGGGCTATCGCGCTAAGCAAAGGCTGGACGACTTCCTGCTCACGAACCCGAAGGCGTCGCTGGCGCTGATCGAGCTGCTCGGCGACAAGGCCGAAGAGGAGCCGACAGTCTAGCCTATGGTCGAACTGCCCATCTGCGCGTCGGTTCTCAGCAGTGAGACCGGGTTGCCTCTCCCGAAGGCCGTGAGCCTCATTGAGAGAATGCGGCGCGCTGGGCTGACTGTCTACCACTCGAAGACGCACCTGGTTTTTCGGGAGGACGTGGCGACGTTCTTGCGAAACTCGCCAAAATGCGCCCATGAAGACGCGGCACCACCCGAAGAGGAACCTCTACGAAACGAGGGTGACCGTCAACGGCGAGCGGAAGAGCTTCTACGGCAAATCCATCAACGAAGCGGAAGAAAAAGCCGTCGAGCACCTCGAAAGCCTAGCCTCTCCGTCGTTGAAGGAGCTAACCTTGGCTGAGTTCTACGCGCGCGCCTACCTACCCACCGTCAAGGGTCATTCGCTCAAGTGGCGTCAGCAGATCGACTGGGCATGGGGCAAGGTGCCGGACCGCATCAAGCACCGCCCCATCAAGGACATCACGCGCCAGGAGTTGCAGGTGTTCTTCAACGGGCTGAAACTCGGCCGTACCAGCGTCGGCCACGTCCGAAGGGTGCTACATGCGGTCTTTGGTCTTGCCGAAGCCGACGACCTGGTGAGCCGCAACCCGATCCGCGCGATCAAGCTGGCACCGAACCGCACCGCGAAGATACAGCCGTACACAGCCGAAGAGCTGCGCCGCCTGATCGACGCCGCCGATGGCATGGCTTGCCGAAACGCCGTTGTTCTGGCTGGGCTCTTGGGGCTGAGGCGCGGGGAGTGCCTCGGGCTGATGTGGAGCGACATCAGAGGCGGGAAGGTCTACGTCGAGCGCCAGTTAACCGGGCCGTTGAAAACGGCCAGCAGCCGCCGAGCGATCCCGCTGCCGGCGGGCCTGGTGCTCACGCCGAACGATACGCCCTACGTGGTCGAAGTCCGCAACGAGCGCAACCTGAGCGGCTACGCGAGCGACGAGCGGGGTACGGGCCGGGGGTACGCCCGCGCCGTCGAGAAAGCGGGGCTCGAACACAAGCCGTTTCACTCGCTTCGCAAGAGCTGCGCGACCGAGCTAGAACGAGCAGGATGCCCGCAGGGGCTTATCTCTGCGATTCTTGGGCACTCAGGCGGCGGCGTTACCCGGCTTTACATCCACAACGACGCCGAGATGATGAGGCACTACTTGGAAGCGGTTTGTCTAGCAGTGACCGGGGTACACCGTGGGGTACAGGGTCGGGGCGAACTGCCCGCGAATGGGGAGGAATCAGCTTGA